CTTTAGGAGTTAACTATGCAAGTCATCATCTCTTCACATCTTCCTTGTTCCCTTGGCAACGCTGTTGCCTGGGATGAGGATTCGTGCGAGTGGTTTCCTTGCTGTTGGCTCACCCCTAAGGTGGCACGGTAAGGAAGCTTTCTGTTCGCCCTCGCAAGGGAATCCCTTGCTTACAGTTTAACCGCTGAGGGCGTTATCATCATTCCGCTTCGGCGGAGCCCAATGATGAGAGGTTAGTCATGGTCGCGCCTGTTGTTAATAAGCCCGTTTCTGAAAGCTTTTCCTATACCACACCCATCCCTGGGTGGGGTTCGGTGCTTTCGAAATGGACCCACAAACGCAGCGTGGTGCAGCAACCGCCCTTTAATCTTATCCTTCCGTACGTGATGGTGAGCTCTGCTTACCGTCAAGGACGATTGGCTAACTATTACGGGGGGTCGCCGCTTACCAACGGCGCTGTTTCAGTGTACGATGTTACTTACCCTCCCGACTCTATCATCGCTCGCGCGGTGAACAAGTCCTACGAGGTGTTTCGTGACTCCACGTACACGCGATCCCAACTTGGTGTCGCCTTCGCTGAGTCTAGCCAAAGTCTCGCGATGATGAGCAAAGCCGTGACCTCAATCTGGCAGTCTATGAGGCTCGTCCGTAAAGGTCGCTTCCTCGACGCCGCCCAACGCCTTGGTTTGAACTATGTTCCTCAAGGCGTTAATCGTCGTCGGAGGTGGGCCGATAATTGGCTCGAGTATCATTTCGGATGGGTTCCGTTCATCCACGATGTCTATGACACCGCGGAAGTTTTGAACAATCCGATTAAGACTTTCAGTAAGGCGAGAGGGCGCGCGCAGGAAGATTATTCCTTCGTGCGTCGTGACAACCTTGGTTCTGTATCCCAGCACTGGAGTGCTTACACTATCGTGCGAGCGCAACAGGGGGGGTACATCAAGGCGATCACGAATGGGACTTACCACACGCTTGATCAGTTCGGGGTTTTAAACCCCGCTCTGGTTGCGTGGGAGCTCGTCCCTTTCTCTTTCGTCATTGACTGGTTCGCGAACATTGGTGACGTCCTGCAGTCATACAGTGATTTCGCCGGCATGGAGATGGGTGGTACATACACTACGACAATTATCCGTGGAAGAGTCGATGGCGTATGCTTCAAGAATCCGGGTTGGCCGGATATTGTGGGCTACGGTAATCTTCTCTTCAACGGACAGTCTGTGCGTGTCGACCGGGTTTCAGGGCTTACGAAACCCGTGTTTTCACTCAAATCTCTTCGACTCCCGTCTGCGGAGCGCGTTCTTACCGCTGTATCTCTTTTGATACAACAAGGTACGAGGCGCTGACGGGCTCCCCATCAATCTGCCCATTTAGGGTGATTTGGAAAGGGCTTTATGCCTTCGATGGCCTCCATCACCGTCAAGAAAGCTGACGGTGTGACCGACATTGTCTACGATGCCGTGGCATCCAGTGGCGGGGACAACTCCCCTGCCGTCTGGCGCCAGGACACCGGAGCCGCTGCCGGTCTCCCGGTCGGACTCCGACCCACGTTGAAGCTTACCACAAAGTGGAACGGTCCCAAGACCGCACGAGTGGCGAACATTGAGTTCGTTTACCCGTACGCTACGGAAGACACGTCTACTTCTCGGTACAGCTCCACGGACCGCGTTGTTGTGAACGGCAGCAACGTGACGCTTCCTCAGAATGTACCTGGCTCCGTCCTCAATGAGGCCGCAGCTCAGTACTCGAATCTCGTCGGCTCGGCTCTGATGAAGAGCTCGTTGCAGACGGGGTACGCTCCCACGTAAGCGGGAGGTCTAGGATGCTTCATGTTCCGCTGAACATTTCTTCGCGGGCGTTGCTTCCATTTCTGGAGCAACTCGACACTCCGAGGTCCCTCTCTGTGGCCATCATGCTACAGTCGGGTGACTTCGGGGGGATCTCACAGCTTTCTGTGGATCCAGGCAGCTACCTGCACGCTGTTGACTACTTCAAAGATCGTCAGGCTACCGACCTCCTTCGGAAGGTTCGTGGTTTGTCTATCCCAGGTGTCGACCGCCGACAAAACGCTCTAAAAAAGTGGTTTGAAGGCGAGAAGCAGTGTTATAGAACCAACGAAAGGCTCTCTAAGTTCAATTACGGCGGATTCCTCCAGCCGTCGGACTTGGCGATTTTCCGTTTTTTTCGGAAAGTTGAAAAGCAGATCCTTGAGTGGGTTGGGCCTTGCCCCCCCGATCTTGATAAGATCGAGGGTAAGTTTGGCCCTGGCTCCACCTTCGTCGATCGGGGTCGGTTGACGACCGTACCTGATAAAATGACTTCTGTACCCGCCTTGACTCGTGATGCCTTCTGGTATTTATTGCCATGGGCTCAGTCTCACTGGGGGCGCTTCAGTGCGTCTCATCACGGAAAGGTGTCTTGGGTTAGGGGCAATCGCTACCTAACTGTGCCGAAGACTATTTTGATAGATCGATCTATCGCGGTTGAACCGTCGATAAACGTTTTCTATCAGCTAGGTCTCGGCACTTCCATCCGTCGTCGCTTGAGAAACAACGCCGGCTGGGACCTTGATCGTGCGCAGGATTTGCATCGCCTCGTTGCGAAGCAGTCCAGTGTCTCGCGAGAGTTTGCTACTCTCGACCTTTCAAATGCTAGCGATACCGTGGCTACCGAGCTGGTCAAACTCGTCATGCCGCCCAAGTGGTTCGAAGAGCTTTCTGCTCTTCGGTCTCCGTCGACTCTCATCGACGGCCATTGGCATAAGCTTGAGAAATTCTCAAGCATGGGTAACGGTTACACATTCGAACTCGAAACTCTGATCTTCTCCGCTATTTGCGCAGTTTTACTGCGCGAAGAGGGACACAGAGGAGTGCTGGGTGATGATCTCTTCGTCTTTGGCGACGATATCATCATACCTGACTCATGCGTTCGCTCTGCTGTAGCTGTGCTTCGCTACTGCGGCTTCTCGCTTAACAACGAGAAGACGTTCTCTGGCCCAATCCCGTTTAGGGAGTCGTGCGGCGGTGACTTCTATGAAGGCGCCGACGTCCGACCCTATTCGATCAAAGAGCCAGTTAACGATCCGTGGCAGCTACTCCCTGACCTCAACGGCTTACGCCGTTCGCTCGTCAAACTCTCTACCTTGACCGGGAAGAGACTAGACGAGACATCCCTCCATGTCCTTAGGGATTATCTCCCTGAGAAAGTGAAGAGGTGTAGGGGCCCTGATTGGCTCGGGGACATTGTCCTTCATAGCGAGGAATCGCTATGGAGGTTCAAGTGGGAGCATGGAATACGTTATTTCCAATCGGTTGTCCCTGTGCCTCGGCTTTTGCCGTGGCATCATTGGCAGCCGGACGTAATCCTAGCTAGCGCGCTTTACGGGGTGGGGGATGGTCGTCTTGGAATTTCTCCTCGCGATCCTCTCCTTTCTTTTAAAGTTAAATGGGC